ACATAACCATAATCACCACCATACTCATCTACTTTCTCACCGATTTGTAATCCTGCTTCTACTATATCATCATCAAGAACCATTTTGCTAGCTGGTTCATCATGTTTTTGATCTAAACTTCCATCATCAGGATCAACATATGAAATATATCCTTCATTAGCTATTGAATTTGCTAACTCATCTGTATTGTAAAATTTCTTTAATGCTTTCCCTAAATGCTCAGGATAACCATCATAGTGGTTGTATGTACAGGTGAAGTTTCTATCTTCATCTAAATAACCTATAAGTGCTCTTGTTGCCATGTTTTTTAATTTTTATTCGTTGATAAATATTACAAATTATATTTAGATTGCCAAAATTTAATAAAGCTTTCACCTACCCCTAATTCTAGCACAACGGCTTTATCAGGAACCCCAGGTAGTTTAGGGGCAGTTAAAATATAATCTATATTTTCATTTTTCCAAACCTTCATTTTTGTTTTAGCATTTGAACGATTTGATGTATTAAATACCATTACTACAGGTTGTTTATTATATGCTTTACCTTTTTCAGCTTTAATTTTAGGTGATTTCCATCCCTTAGGTGGGTGGTTTTCTACCTTCCAACAACCATGTGCATTTTTTTTCTTATCATAATGCCATGTTTGTTTCCACCCTAATTCTGGTTTTGTTGGAACATCATAATATTCCAATACCCATTTTTCTTTTACCACTGCTGGTGCTTCTGTTGGTCTACCTCTTCCCATATTAAAACCATCTCCAAGTTAATCTAAATATAAACAGATATAAATTTAATTCTGTCCAATCTTCTTCCGCAACATCATTCTTACCATAATAAGTGGCTCCGAATAACATTCCATCTCCAATACTTACAATTTGAAAATCCATATTTAAAATATTAATTGATAAATTATTACTAAAATTATTCCTACCATTGAAACAAAAGCTCCAATATAACTAGACCTAAGTTGTTGGTCTGTTTTTCCTTGAAATTTATTATTTTTCATTTTTCATTTCTTTTACGTGTTTACAATTACCCCTTGATCTCCAATAACCAGGACATGAACAATGATATTTACCTGATTCGGGATAATATTTTGTGGTATATTCACCTAACCCACTACCACTTATATGGGTTTTAATTACTGTTTCTGTTTTTTGTTTTTTAGGTTTTGGTTTAACCCAATTGATATCTTTTAATGTTGTATTTGGATTTACTTTTTGCCAAGTAGGAACGATAAATTTATCATCCCCCAATGTAACTAATGATGGGGGGAGAATTTCATGTTTATATTCATATTTAAACATTTGAACATGAATAAATGATCCAAACCCTTTAGGATTGAAACTTAATGTTTCCCCCTCAGGTTTATAGATAATACGACTCCTTAAATTGCCATATTTATTTTTATTTGTAAACTTCCAAAGTGCCATATGCGTAACCTTTATTTATACCTAAATATACGAAAGAGAATTTGGGGAGCCAAATTTTTTATGGGGTAACTACACCTCTTTTACTAACAACTTTGGAAGCAATTTCATTAGCAAATAATATAGATAAAGGAATATTTTTAGTATCAAGATAACTTACTGAAAAAGCAGCTGTAAAGGTGTCACCTGCTCCACTAACATCAATTGTTTCTTGTGGTTTTGGTGATGGGTACACTATATCATTAAACATTGCCCCAGCTGATCCTAAAGTTGTAATTACATTTGATTTATTTATATCAGAGTTATTTAATGATTCTTCCTCATTTAATTTTACAAATGTGAAATGTCTAGTTACATCACTAGTTAATTTTCTTTTACTATCTAATATTGATAATTTTGAATGATGTGCTATTCTAGTTAAATCACCATTACTTAAATAACCTTTATCATAATCACTTACAATTACTAAATCAGCAGTTTCTAGAAAATGAATATAATCTTTTGACCATTTAAAAGGTTTTATTTCATTATCACCTTCATCAAATCTAAAAAACATATGGTTTGTTTTTTCTTCAACATATCTGGTTTTAGTTGGATTTTTGAGGGGTGAAAAAGAAATTATACTACATTCTGGAAGTAATGCCTTAACATTAGCAACAGTATTTCCTGCCATACCGTTGTTTTTAACAGTTCTAATTGGGTTTAAAATTGGGACTGGTGCTTCAGGTGATAATCTATTTACTTCACAATAGATAAATTTATCAACACACGTTTCCCCTACTATTACTATTTTCTTTTTCATAACTTTCTTTTTGCATTTGAAAATCTAAACACATTAAAATACACATTTTCCTAAATTCTATAGGAAACTGATAAGCCATTTCAGATAATATTTCATCTTCAATACCTGAGAAGTATTTTTCAGCGTAATTTTGGGTTTGGAACTTTTTATTCTTCATCTCTATATAGGGGTTTTGATTTTTTTCTTTTTAGTGTTGGGTATTTTGATTTTGCCCATTTTAACCATTCTAGAGATTGTTGGTAATTTGCTTTTTGTTAATTTTTACTCATAACATTATTGTTTTCCTTGCCCTCGATAGGCTTTTTTATAATTAGTTGCGTTTTTACTTCTTGATGTTTTAGTTTTAGCGTGAACACCTGGACGCTTTTTTCTGCTGTTTCCCTTATGGGTAAAGGATACCATTTTAGCCATTTTATTCGAATTTTTCTTTTAAGTTATTAATTTCAATTACGTGTTGTAATGATGATACATATGCGCTGGCTTCAGCATATTGCTTATCTAATAATTTATATAATTGTTTTTCTGTTTTACATTTATAGGCATATGTTGAATACCATAAAGCATAATCTGTAACTGATTCTTCCCAATTTTTATAATAAGCATGCCCATGTTGAGTTCCTTCAGCTAAATTAAGTCTAACACGAGCTTCTTTCATTCCAAATAAATTATTATTTTCTTTAAAAATTCTAGACTCATAATGACCTGTTTCTAAAATTGATTGTGCTAAAACAATGTAGGGGAATTTAAAGTTTAATTCATCAATTTTTTCAACTAATTTTTCTTCACTAAATTCATTGAATTCATTTACAATTAATACTTTTTCAGTTTCAGTAATATATTTAATATCTTCAACATTCCTGGGGGCTGTTGTTAACCCTAAAAATAAAAAGATAGATAAAAACCCAATTGCAAACTTTAAAAAGGTTAATGGGTAATTTACTGATTTGTACTCTAAACTGGATTTGTCGAATTTGTATAACTTCATAATATTTAATTTTAAAATTTATCTAAAAAATCTCCTTTAATATTTTTATTTTTTAATCGATTGTTTTTTTCATCATCTTTCAACATTTTATTAGCTAAACGCTCTAAATGTTTTTCTTTTTGTTTATCATAATCATTAACAAGTTTATCATGTTTTGATCTTTTAATATTTCTTGTTTTTTTAGCCATTATATCCTTGATATTATATTTAATTCATCTTCACTATCATCTAATCCTAACTCTTTTAAACGTTGGAGATGGTAATCATCTACTTCCCATTCCACTTTACCTTGATTTACTGGTTTATGATCTTCAATTCCTTTAATTTGTTTATCTGAAAATATATCTCCAACTGTTAAAAAATAATGATTATAACATAACAATTCTATATTATCCAATTTATAATTTTTTTTATTACCATCTTTAAAATGTAATAATAAAGGCATTTTGTAATCTAATACTCTACGTTCTTCAAAACCACAATTCCCACATTTTTCTTCTAAATACCCTTCAGTAATAAGTCTATACTTAATTTTATCTGGGGTAAATGATGAAGCATTTACTCTACCTTCAATAATATCTAATAATGCTGGTTCTTTTCCTCCTGCTCTAAGAAATTTAGGTATTCCTACTCCTGACTGATTTTTATGTTGTTCAAATAAGTTTTCATGAGTATTACTCTCATATATCTTTGCCCATTTTTTATAATGTACATAAGAACAACTCAAATATCTAGCAGCTGCCATATTTGATTTAGTCTTAGCCATTGCAGCTAAAATCATTTCTTTTGTAAGTGGTCTAGGTTTAGGCATCTAAATTTTTATATGAATCAAATTTTGCTTTTTTAGCACTAGCTTCAGATGCTAATTTTGCTTGTTCAGGTGTCATAATTTGAATGTCATTCCATGTATGGTCACCTGTTCCATTTACAGTACTTACTGCTTTATATGCACCTATAGTTGAACAATTAACACAAACTTTATACCCAAATTTGGTTAATCTCAATTCAGGCATATCTGCCCCACAAGATGTACATTTTATCATTTTATATTCCATATTGTATTTTTATATATTGTAACTAACATATAACTATACCAATATACGAAAAGATTATGGCTACTCCAAATTTATTTGGGAGATTTGTATTTGATATAATTCCAAAGGTCATTGGAATCTTTAAGAATAAACTGTTTATCACCAGGGCCCTCTAATGGTACTATACTACCATCTGGGTTGAATCTGTCATAAATATACCATATAATTATTTCTACTGCTTCCTCTCCATATAACATTTTAAGGGTATTTTCAACAACAAACCATAAACCATCAGTTACTTTAGTTAAATCAATCCCCCCAGATTCAAATACTTCATTTTCAATTTTATAAGAATTTTCTAACTTTTTAATAAAGCTATGAAAGACAAGTTCTTCAGACTCATCAATATTATCTTTGATATTAACATTGGTTCCAAGAATAATATTAAATAATTTTTTTAAATCTTCATTACCCGTATCCATAGTTATAGTTTTTTCACACCAAATAATTCTACAAACTTATTAACATCTAATTTTTTGATTCTACTGGCAATTATTAATGCTTCATGTTTATTTGCAGCATAACAAGTTCCAACTGTTTCTTCTTTTTTATCGTTTAAGTAGTAGTATTTATATTGGGTCATAATTTATATTTTGTTATTAGATTAGATAGTTGAGTACATCTTTCATACTCTTCATTTTGTATAAACATTTCATTTATTTTATTTAAAACATCTTTAAATTGAGGTTTATTTATTTCAATAATAACAGACATGTTAAAAATATTAAATAATTCAGCTTTGGGTTTTTTGTTTTTTAAAGCATCTATAATTGCTTTTAAACTTTCTTCTAGAATAAAATGGGAAAATTGTTCACTATTAGCTAAATTAAGTAAATCTTCATTATCTTCCCAAGTCAATTCTATATAAGTAACCTCTCTCTTTTCAGTCATTTTTTTATCATCTTTTTCATCCATAATTTGAGGGGTATTTGGGGTTAGAATCAATTATAAATATTAAAATTTTATTCCCCTAATAACATTCCCTTTAGGACTATGTGAATTATTTTCAAATAGTTGAGGATTCATCCCCCACTTATACCTAAATACCTCAGCAGCTGGTCCTTCAGTTGCTTTGAATTTATCTCCTTCTTTGCCATTTTTAGTAGCTGTACTTCCAAAATGGTATAAATGGGATTTATGAGTCCTAGAAAAACCTAAACCTATTAGATCTAATTTTAGGAAAAAATCCCAGTCACATATAAATGGAGATTGATACATTGTATCAAAACCACCAACAGCCATATAATATTTTTTATATATTGCAAACGGAAAAATACCTCCATCTAAAGTTAATGTGTCTTTTTTAATTGATTGTTCATACTCTATAAATGTATCATAATCAAATGATTTTGGGGTACGTCCAAAATCCATAACCGGAAAATTAAATATGCCTGGACCTGTAGGTTCAATTTGATTTAGAGTTAATACACTTTTTTCTTTAATATCTTCTAATATGGTTATATCCCAATCTTTACCAAACACATTATCATCATTTACTATAAAAATAATTTCATTAGTAGCATTCATAACTCCTAAATTAAGAGCTTGTTGCATTCCTTGATTTTCTCCTAAATCAAGTACATTAATTTTATCTTTATACTTATCTAATACTTCTTGGCTTTCTTCAATAAAACCATCTACAACAACAATTATCTCATTTTTATGTGATTGTTGATCAATTGCTGAAAGTAGACATAAATCTAAATAATCAGGATTTCTATATGTAGGGATAATTACGCTTATCATGATTTATAATGTGGGTTTTTTGTAATAGCTTGACCTACATCAACTCTATACTCTTCTATTACTTCTAATCCAAATTGTTTAATTACTCTTTGAGTATCGTGCCCATGAGCTCTATGGAAATAATCATCAAAAGCTATATATTTTGGGTTCATTCTTAATACGTTTTCTGTGTCTCTTAATATACCTTGATATGTGTGATCACCGTCTATAAAAATTAGATCATATTGATCTACCATCCCAGCCATACCTACAAAATCTTCAGTTAATACACTATGGTCTAAATGAGAATATTTGAACCTATCCCCAAAAATACCATTAATATATTCTAATGATTTAGATACTGTTTCTTTACTTCTTAAGTCTATACTATGTAATTTACACTCATCAGGAGTATTAAATAACCACATAAGAGCACTAACCCCTCTATTAAATCCTAACTCTAAAATAGAAGATGGTTTTGCTATTTGTACCATTTTTGTAAAATTTTCAAAATGCCCATAATGCATTTCCCCCACTGTTTGGGGTGATAAATTACTTACATGAGTTTCAAATTGTTCTTTTGTCATTTTATTTATTTTTATAATTTATATTTTCCCAATTAATTGTAGGAGATAATAATCCCTGCATACAGTGAGTTGATAATCCTGGAATGGGGGTTATTACTAACCTTTGTCGTTGATTATAAAGATCAATAAATTTGTTGTGATCTCCACGAGTAGTTGTATGAATATCGTAATCTAGATCAAATAATTGTTTTTTAATAATAAAACTACCACAAGTACTAGGTGATGTTCTCCAGTGGTGTGAGTCAGTTATTATAATTTTAGATACTAAATCATTATAGGTAGGAAAATATTTATCATTATGATCATATAAAGAAATATAATGTAATAAATCATATTTTTTAAATAATTCATTTATTTTATCTACCCAATCTTTTTCATGTAAATAATCATTTTCTAGAAAATAAATTAAATCATTATTACTTATGTTAGTATTTTTAGCTATTTCCCAGGTTTTCCAAAATGATTTTTGATCTTCTTTTGCTTCTATTTCATGGGTTGTATAGTGATTTTGATAATTATAAATCCAATTATCTTCAATTTTACCATCAAAAACAACATGAAGGTTTACATTTTTATCCTTAATGGTTTCTAATAAATTTTTGAAACAATTTTCAAAGTTAAACCAAGATGGTCTTCCTCTATAATCAGTACCTTCAATATTATAATGTCTGTAAAATATATGAATCATTAATTTATTTTTTTAGTAGGAACACCTACATAAGTACCACTTTTAGTAATATGTTTTACCACTGCAGCATTTGAACCTATAATAACTCTGCTACAAACTATCATTTTTTCTTTAATAGACGAGTTAGTACCCATATAAACACAATCTTCTATAGTAACATTACCTGATACTATAGCTCCGGGCATTGCACTAAAATAATTTCCTATTATAGTATCATGTCCAATTTGGTTACCTCTATTTAATAAAGTATGTTCACCTAGTTTTATATTAGTAGTTAAAATAGTATTCATTCCTATAAAACTACCAACTCCAATCGTTATATCATCACCTATAACTTGAGCCGTTGGGTGGATAAAAGAAAAATATTTAGTATTAGAGGGTAATTGATTTACAATTTCTTCCCTATCTTTACTATTAGCAACTGCTATCATTATACTCTCCTCTTCTGGATTGAAATTTGAGATAGGTTGTGCAACATCATTTACATATTGATTATCAACATAAAATGTTACTGGTTTCCCAATTTGGGCTGCTACTTCTCTAGCATGTCCTCCATATCCAAATATTGCTAATTTCATTGGTTATATATTTTAAATTTTGATAAATCAGGATAAGGTAAAGTTAAATCTTCCTGGTGTTTTTTAGTTCCATCCATATTATAAAACTGCCCCATAAGTAATACACCACGAGCTGCTAGTTCAGGCATCATGTAAAAATTCCAACCTAACATATTAAATTCATCATCATGGTATGAACATTCATTCCTGCCTGAATATCTAGCTCGTTTAAACCAATTATAAGCTTCTTCATTATCAGTTAATATAGCTCCACCTTTACTTAATTTAAAATGTTTATAGGGACCTGTAAATGATACACACATATGTGATTCAGGTATAAACATATCTGCTGTAAAAGTTAAAGCTGAGTCCCATACATTAGAACCCTCTAACTGGTAAGCTCCGGTTAAAGTTTCCCCGTTAACGGGTTTCCACTGTATTTTTAACCCAGCATGGATGATTTCACAGGGGACTGATGGGTATGTTCTTGAGGGACAAGTTACTGTTTTATTTTTGATATTATTTTTAATATGGTTTTCATAATATAAAGCAAGAAATAAGCCATTGCTCATATTATCTACAGTTACGGCATATTTAGCTCCTGTGTAATCTGCTAATTGTTGTTCAAATAATTCTGTAGTTCTATAAATTCCGTGTGCCATCTTGCTTTGTTTAGTGATAAATCCATTATTTGTTTACCATAGTCATGATAATGACAAATACCTTCTATTAATATATTTTTATGACTGCTATCTTGTATTCTATATTTATCAATTATTTGTAATAATATATGAAAATTGGTTGGGGGAACCAAATGATGTTTGGAGAGATTATTACGAATCACACAATCTTTTAAGAAAAATTCACAAGTCCACCCTTCAATATGTTCCCAAACTCTACCACTATAATTTTCTAAATTTTGGATGAAATTGTAAGTATCATCAACATACTCTTTATCATAGAGATAATCTATTTTAGTTGTATCTATGAAATAAAAATTTGTTTGTGGATAAAAATATTCACCACTCAAAAAATTATCACTAGTTGGATACTTATTAAAGGCACCAACACCAACTCCTTCTAAATAATAAAAACTTTTATTTTTAGGTATTTCTAAGTGTAGGGTATATTCTTCTATAGTAACATCATGTGTTGATTTACAAATCCAATCTATGTTATTTTCTTTGCAATAATCTATAATAGCATTTTCTTGATCCGCAATTCCAAAAGAATGTCCTCTATTTTCTTTTAAATCAATTAAAATGCAATCTGGAAAGTATTCCCTCCATAATTTTTCATTTTCTTTTTGAAAATTACCAGAATAATTAGTTACTATAATAAGATTTTTGAATTCTAAAAGGATAGAGAAATTATAGTTAATATAAACTTCTAACCTATTTAAATCTTCATAACTACTTATGTAACCTATAGAACAATAGTAACTTTTATTTATTAGTTTTTGTAAAATCATCTTTCCAAAAAGAGTATATTCCTTTATCTAATTCATAATTTTCCCAAATAAATCTATCTCTCATAGGTTGTTTTTTAGCCCAATTCCACATTTTAGCTAATCCTTCTTCTAATGTGGTTTTATATTCAAACCCTAAGATATCAATTGATTTTTGGTATGTAGGAACAGCATGTTTTACTTCATGTCTACCTTCTAAAAATAAAGTTTTAGGTCTTTTACCTGTATCTTTTTCTATAACATTTTTTAGAGCTTCATTTGCCCCCGCTATACTAATTTCTTCAATACCTCCTAAATTAATTATTTGCTTTGATGCTTTGGGTTCAATATGAGCATTAAATAAAGGTTCTAAAGAATCATCTATATAACTAAATGCTCTAGTTTGAGAACCATCTCCAAAAATAGATAAAGGTTGATCATGTAAATGTTGGAACATCCAAATACCTAATACATTTCTATACTTATCCCAAATATTTTGTTTCATCCCATATACATTATGAGGTCTGATAATGCAATAATCTAATCCATGTTGTTCATTAGCAATTTCAATATCTCTCTCACAACCCATTTTAGCAACACCATAAGGATCAATTGGGTTTCTACGCATATCTTCATGGAAAATTCCACCTTCACCATGACCATACACAGCCATTGTAGACGTGAATACTAAACGTTTTATATCGTGTTTAATACATTGGGTAACTATACGTGATGTTGCTACTAGATTATTTTGGTAATTATGAGTTCTAATAAAAGGTGATAAACCCTCAGCTGCGTAAGCTGCAAAATGATAAACATAATCAATTTTATGAGATTCAAATATATTTTCAATTGGGTGGTTAACTAAATCCATTTGCCAAAAATTAACTTCTGGATTAATATTTTCTTCAAATCCCCCACTTAAATCATCAACCCCAATTACCTGGTATTCATCTCCTTTATTCTCAATAATCCAATCAGCTAATCTACTTCCTAATAAACCTGCTACTCCTGTTATTAATATTTTCTTTTTATTTTTCACTTTTTTCATAATTATATTGCTTCTTTTTTTATAATTTTCCAATTTAAAGGTTGACGATTTCTTTGATATTGATCCATTGTCCATTCTAACCTATCAGTTGTTAATTCTATTTGATATGATGATCCGTTAGGTAAAGTAATTTCAATTTTATATTTATTCATCCATTTTTAATTTACGTTCAAAATATTTAGCTGCATCAATTACTTCGGGATTTTGTTTAATAGTTTGCATTGTAATCATATCCTTCATTTTAGTGGTTGACCAACCATGTGCTCTAGTTGTATAAACTACTTTAGGAGGTAAATCATCACCTGTAAATGATTTACCAATATAATCTTCACCTAATATTCTAATATCAGGTTTAAAAAAATCTATTAATTCATATAATTCATCTTCAGTTTGATATACATAAACTTCATCAATGTATTTTATAGCCATTAATGTTCTATATCTTTCATGTATAGGGATTACTGGTTTGTATTTTGAATTCCTATGTAATGAAGGATCCCTTTGTAAAAATACGATAAATTTATCGCAGTGGTGTTTTGCTGCTTCAAATGTATAAACATAGCCCGGGTGTATTAAATCAAAATTCCCAGCTGTAAATCCTACTATTTCTTTTGCCATATTAAATATTTCTATAACGTCTTTTATCAGACCATTTTACTTTCTTACTTTTACCTAATAAACTAAGTTTACTAACTTTATCATTAAAATTATTTCTATTATCATTAAGTTGAGTATTACCATTATTTTGAGTATCTGCCATTTTAAAGGGTATTATAATAATTGTTTTGTTTTACTTGTCTTTCTATATCTTTAGGATGATATAAAGCAAATTCTTCTGTTTCATGTAAATTAGACCATGTTTCATAACCCTCTAATACTTCATGTACCTTATTTTTCCATTGAATTTTTGGATGGTTTTTATAAATTCTCCATTGAAAATCAGGCCAATTTACCCAACCTTCTTCATTAATTCTCCAACCCCACTGTCTAACATATTCATCAGTTAAACCAAATACAGTATTAACTCTAGGAACTCTAATTACTTCATTTTTAGGATTACTTTCAATAATTTCTGGGAGGTATTCAATTAAAGTTTCATGAGGAATTTCATCAGCATCAATTTGAAATACCCAATCACCACTACATAAAGAAGTTAAATAATTTTTCCAATCAGCAAAATGACCTTCAAATTCTTTTTTATGCCAAATAAACTCTCCATTAATAGAATGAGATCGTAAATATTCTTCAACAGTATTAGTTCCATTTTTTGAATCAAATAATATTACTATTTCATCTTCATATCTTTTATTTTCTAGAAGGAAAGATACTAATCTTTGGATTTCCACAGCTTCATTACAAACTGTTATGGCATAACTTATATTCATATTATAGTGTTTGTATATAATCTAATAATCTATCTTTAGGTTCCCAACCTAAAATATCTTGAGTTGTTGTGTCTGTACACAAAGTTTTTCGGTAATTACCTGGTTGGTCATCAATGTATTTAATATTACAACCAAATTTATTTATAAACATTGAAGCTAAATCGTTTATAGAATAATTAACTCCTGTTCCTAACTCCCACGCTTTAATACTTGAAGATGTTTGGAAAAATTCTGGTGCCTTTTGAAATTGTTGTCTTCCAATCCTCCATAAACCATCTACAATATCATCTACATGAGTGAAATCTCTCCTTTGTTCTCCATTACCTACAATTTCTATAGGTAAATCTTTATTAATTTTAGCTCTCCAAATACCAATTACATTACCATTTACTTCATCTAATGCTTCACCAGGACCATAAACATTATAAAATCTACATATTTCAGCATTTAAACCAAATGATTCTTTATATAAATTAATTACACCTTCTCCTAAATATTTGTACATAGCATAAGGTGAAGTAGCTGGGTTATGGTGTTTAGAAGATGAACCAGCATAAACTAATTTAGCATTTATTCTAGAAGTAAATTTACAAACTTCTTCCGTCCCTTTTACATTTACTCTAAATGTTTCTGTTGGGTTTTCAAATGAGGGTTGTACTCGAGATTGAGCGGCTAAATGAAAAATTAAATCATAATCTTTATGAATTGTATCTATTTCTTCAATATCACCTTCAAAATACTCACAACCTTTTATCTTAGTTTTACCTGTAGAATAGTCATCTAAAGAGTGTACAATGTGATTATGTTCTTCATTTAATAGTTTTTTTATTAAATTAGAACCAATAAAACCAGCTCCTCCTGTAACTAATATTTTCATTTTTCTTCTCCTGTAAATATTCCTATATAGTCTAATGCTTCTATATAATCTTTTTCATCAAATTCTTTAATAGTATCCATATCCATTCTCCACTCATAAAATTCTCCTTCTTTATGAGGGTTGGGGTATTTTTCTTTTTCTTCTTCTTTAACAGGAACTGCTAAAACTGCAGCCCATTTCCATTCTAATGAATTTTTACCATTAGCAAATACCATTCCTTTAGTAGGCATATTAACTGTTGAAGGCATCCAAATTTTTCCATCTTCATCCTCTCCCATTAATTCTTTATAAAGATTAGGGAGAAGTTCCATCTGTTCATCAAAAAATCTAGTATCTTTTTTAAGTAATGAATTAGTTATAAAACCACAACCATAACATTGGTAGTTTTTTATTTCATCGTTTACTTCCTGAACATAACAGGCATCAGATCCACATCTATCACATTTAATTAAATTATCCATAATTACTGTATTGTTGGTAGTTTTTTTCCTTTTAATTCAGGCATTTTAAGTTGAACTTGAGTAGGAATATTTACATTTTCATCTAAAATATTTAAAAGTAAATCTTTCATAGCATCATAACTAAATTTTTTCTTTAATCTGTGACTTTGAGTTTTACTCTTTTTTATCCATTTTTTATAATTTTTCTTAACATCAATTAAAAAATGTCCTAAATGGTTATGGTCAACATCAAACCATTGTGAACCTTCAATTAACATATCTTTCTGTTGAGATGAAGGATGAAGAGGATTAACTTTCCCACCCATTAAAGCTGTTAGTTTAGGATTTAAAAAATCTGTTTGACCCGACCACCCTGAAGCTATAATTGGTTTTCCTGTTAATGCAAATTCCAATAAAGGTCTACCAAATCCTTCTCCTTTAGTAGCTGAAACCATCGATTTAATTTTAGGATGGTTATATAATTCATTCATTTCTTCATCTGAAAAATCCCCATGGATCAAATATACATTAGGTAATTTTGAAGAAGGTACTGATTTTCTTATAGAATGGATTCTTTTCATTACTTCACTCTTATCCATTTTGGAACCTTTCCCACAACTAACTTTTAGAACTAATGCTGGGGCATTAGACTTATTTTTAAATACTTCATAAAAAGCTTTAATTAATAACCCAACATTTTTTCTATCATGTCCAATTTCTCCTTGTAACCAATGGCCTACAAATAAATAAGCAAATTTTTCTGGGATTGAATTTATTGACTTAAATAAATCATCATTAGTCATAGGGGTATTTAGTGTTTTATATACATCTAAATTAGCTCCTTCAAATAATACTTTTACAGGGGTAGTTAATTTAAGGGTTTGTTTTTCACCTGTTTGTTGGTGTTGTACTTCATATGATGATGTCTCAAAAACATGTTTTGAATGGTTTGATGACGTCAATACTAAATTCATTTTATTACACCCTTCAATCCACTGTGGTGCACAAGCTGTTGTTTCAATACCAGCTGTTAAACCAATATTATAATCTCCTACAGGTTGGAATTCATTTGGAACTGTAATTTGACACCAAATATTGGGTTTAGATGTTAAATTTGGGATAATATGGTTTTTCATAAAACCCCATTCAGGAAAATCATCTAAAAATCCCCTTCTTGTATTCCCCCATCTTTGGGATAGAATTTTTACTTCATATTTATTAGATTCTATTAAAGCTTTAATAAAATCTCTTGATCTTGCTCCATATCCTGAATAGGTATCTATTGGTGCACTTATAACAAATGTACTTTTCATTTAATATTCTAATTTGTGGTTTAAAACTCTAGGTTTATAATCTGTATCCTTGGAAAATGTGAATTTTTTTCTGGGCTTCCAAGTTGAAAATAACTCATCAATACCATCAATAAATTTTTCCCCCATTTGATGAGCAGTAAATCCTGCTTCATTACCCATCGCCCATTCTCTACCAGCGTTACCTATTTTTTGTCTATCTTCTTTAGACATTTTATATAATTCAACAATTCTATCTCTTGCATCTCTAAAATCACATCTACTATCCCAAATATAAGGTGTTATAGGTGATCCTACCATTCCCATAGCTTTAGGATAAACAGGTAATGCCCATTCACCATGTTCTTTATAGGTTCCAAACTGATTAGATGGTATTTTTTCTGAATTTGTGTACCAATTACCTTTATCATCTACAAATCTCATCTGATCTTGCATCCCCCCAGTTACATTAGCAATAAATGGAGTACCTGTTAGTAAAGATTCAGTTAAAGCTAATCCCCATCCTTCAGCAGATGATAATAAAATAACACCATCAGCCATATTATAGAGATAATTCATATGTTGGTGAGGAATCTTTTGATTTGAAATAACTACAGTTTCATCATCTTCACCTAACAAATATTCTATAACAGATGGGAGGTCAGTTCCATGATCACTTACAGGATCTGTATGAAGTATAAATTGAACTTTTGATTTTTCTTCATCATTAAGAGTATCTATAAATAACTTCCATGCTGCTAAAGCATCAGGGATTGATTTACGTCTAATATTTCTAGAATTAAAAAATAAAATAAAATCTTTATCTTTACCTTTAGTTATATATTTTTTGAATTTTTTATATTCTTCATCTTTTTCTATAAGGGGAAAGAATTTTTTAGTATCTAAACCATGAGGAACGTACTTAATAATTTTTCCATTTGCTCTTTCACCTAAAACAATTTTATTAATTATAACTGTTTGTTTTGAAATCCCAAATAAAGCATCACATGAATCATAAAAATCTTCATTATATTGAGGTGCTGGTAAATCATCCCAGATGTTTAGATATACGATTGGGATTTTTACACGAATTTCTTCTTCCATGTTAAATAACCATTGAAAATATCTAGGATCTGTAATTAAGAAAATAGCATCTGGTTTTTCTATTTTAAGAATTTCTCTTAAAAGATTCTCATCTCCATAACCATCTACAGGATATAATTTACAGTAAGCATCTTCAATTTGTGCTTCTTTGTTAATGTCAGGACTTATATCTTGAATTTTTCCCTTATCAGGATGTTTAATCGAACCTGCTATTTGACACCAATTATAATGATGGGCAGTATTTAATATAAGTTCTCTTCCTATTTGAGCAACTCCTGAATGAACTCTAATGTCATCCGTTAGCAATAGTATTTTTTTCCTATCACCTGATTTAATATAACCTTCTTTCATCTACTTTTATTCTTTAATTTCTAAGTTTGTTTGGTTGTTGATTTGTTTTCTAAAATTTTCATCTGTAAGATACAAATAAATTGAACGATCAGCAAGTTTTTGGAAAGAAAACTTACGTTTTACACATTCAATTTTAAAATTTTCAAACAAATCACTTTTTACTTTTACACTTGTTAGTGTCATATCTTTTGAATTTGCCATAATTTATTTATTTTATATTAATATATTTATACATACGTATAATTTTTAAAATGTTGCTGAACATAAATGGGTTTTGTGGAAGGGACACCAATTACAATTATTATTAGGGTTATTGGGGGTTGGTAAATGATCTACCTCAGCATATCCTTTTTGATTAAATGCTTTTGTAATAAATTCATTTAAAGCTTTAGTTGCTCTATTCATTTTTACTTTACCTGAAGCTGGAATGAATTGTTGTATTCTGGGTATTACATAATCTTCACTTTCATAAAGTCTACGTTTAACAATAAAAAACTCAATATCTATATTTTCTAAAGGTACATTAAATGTTTCACTAAAGAATTTTTTATATAAAATTAACTGAAATTGTTTATCCTCATCTTTTTTAGCTTTTGCATTCCATCCAGATGTTGATGTTTTTATATCGAGTATATGGAATTTATTTGTGGGTTCATGGTATAGCACAACATCTAAGAAGCCTTGGTATAATACGTTGTTATAACGTTTATTAGGCGATATCATAATGGGTACCTCACAACCTGCAAGATACCAACCACGTTTACTGAAATATTTTCCTCTATTTTTCTTTAAATAATTAATAATGGTAACCCCATCATCATAAAACTCTCTTAATTGTTCAGGGGTACTAAAATGTGTTTCTGAATTTTTCTTATATTGTTTAGCATATTCTTCTCTTAAACATTCTTCAAACATACCCACAATATCTTCTCTATCAGCAGCTGCAGCACTTTTATCATACATTATTGTTAAATAATGTTGAACAGCTTCATGTAAAGCTGTACCAAATATAGTATGAATTGTTGGTGTATATTGTTTATGACCTTCTTTATATTGAAGTGACCATTTTTTAGGACATTGCCTAAACATAGAAAGTTGAGAAAAAGAAACATTTTTCTGGTACCCATAATTTAAGGGTTCAGGTTTATAATTTCTAATTTGTTTTACTATTGATGGTATTTTTTTAGCCATTATTTCTTCCACTTGTTACGCCCTACTAACAAACCAATTATTCCGTAATTGGCTATGTCAATAAATGTATCTTCCATTCCTTCTCCTTTAACAAAATTTTTACCATTAAGTAAAAGATTTTTTAATCTAGAGATCTTATCTGTAAGTCTAATTGCTAAACCTGTTAATGAAAATTTTTTATCATCTTTATTGTTTAAAATATCCCCACCTAAAGCAATATTATTTAGCCCATAATCCATATGCTTAGCAGCAAACATTTCATACATTTCTTCAGTAATTCTTTTAAATTCTTCAGATAATTCTGGGTATTCTGTTTCAAATAATTCTACTGTTGGTGAAGTTACTACAGCTTCAACTTCATCTTCATTTCTTAGTTCGTATTCTTTAATTGAATTACTCATTAAATTACTTTTTTATTGTTATAATATAATTTTAAGGTATTTATTTTATCATCTGCATCTACTAACATAGCAAGAGCTTCTTCAGCATTTTTATAAAAATCTTCTGTCGAATGATCTCCAATACCTGTTGCTTTGTTTCCTAATAAATCTAATGATAATATTGCTTTTGCTTTATCAGCTTCAGCTGATTTCATAAGCATTTCATATAATTCCGGACTCATATTTTGAATAATTTGGTTATTTCTTTTTTTTCTTTTCCTATAGAAATAAGAATATTTTTTACTTCATTTTTACCTATGATATCAATATAATGATCTGCTTCATGGGATCCAACTTCAAAATAACTAGCTATTGTTTCAACTAATTCTTTATTTTTTGATTTTTTGGATGATTTAATATACTTATTCCATACTTTTTTCTTAGGAATCATATTACAATAAAAATTATAAATTCCTATTTTATCTGTAGGGTGCATTCTTTGAGCAATATTAGAAATTTCTATATTACTTTGTCCCATAGATATAAATCTGTGAACCATGTAAGAATTCCAACTCTCCCAATCTTTTTCACAAAATTGAGAGGCTGGAGTCTTCTTAACTGTTATTTCATCTAACCAGTCCCAAAGCTTCATTAGGCAATAGTATAATCTTTATATTCTTCTCTTAAATCCGGAGGTAATGTATCTACAAGAATTTTACTTGTTTTAGGATCAAAAAATACAGGAATAGGCATTACCGCATCTTCCTCCGCTCCCACTACAAATTTAGAAACTTTACGAAGTACTACTCCTTGCTGGAAAACAACCCCACCATCAGGGGTTTCGACTGATGTAGTATTTTTTAAATCTACATTCAATTGCATTTGTTGTTGTTGTTGTTGTTGTGACATTTTAATTTAATTTATTATTATTTATATCCATTTGTTTCTTTTAAAGTAGGCAAACATTCCTCCTATTGTAATTATTGTTAATCCTGTAAAAACCCAGAATCCATTATCATCTGATATTAAAGGTACATCATCAAAATTCATTCCCCAAAGTCCAGTATAAAATGATAAAGGTAAAAATATTGTAGACCATATAGTTAATAGATTTAATCTACGATTCATTAGATCGTTATGTCTTTTTTCAACCATAGCTTCTAGTACTTCAAATATTTGGATTAGATCTAAATATTCTCCTTTTAATAATTCTCTTTTTAAGTTATAAAAGTCATTTGTATCATATTCTTTATTTTCGAATATTAACATTTCATAACGTTCTAAAGTATTTTTTAGTTGTTTTCTTGTCGCCATAAATCTAAAGTCCAAAGTAATGATTCAATAAAATATAAAACACCTACTAACATCATACCATAATGTGTCCAAACACCACTATGACCATAAGTAAAGTCTTGGTATATTGAAGGTATAGCAGATCCCATAATTGAAATACTAAAAAGTAATCTTACATACTTATTATTTAAAAATCTTTCCATTATAGATTAATTAATTGGTTAATTAAAGCCATACAATTTATTTCTTTATCAATTCTAAAATTGGATTGATATGAATATTCATTAATATGATAAGCCACTATTCCTTCTTTACCAGGGGCAAATTTATCAGCATTATCATAAAGGTAACGATATAATTCTTCAAAATCTTGAATATTAGCATCTGCAATAATTTGTCTAATTGTTTTCCAAGATTTTTTACCTGTTAATTCTTTAAGCACTTGAATCATATAATTAGATGATACAAGTACTGATTTATCAATTACTACTTCACTATCTTGAATTGATAGTTGGATAGTATTAAGCATTTTACGAATATCAGGATAATATTGGTTTACAATAATTTTTAAATCATCAGCACTACAATCAACTTCTTCACTTTTAAACACATCCATAAGATGGTAAGCAATATCTTGTTTTGATGGGGGGACAACTTTAAGTGTTTGGCATCTTGACTGTAAAGGATCAATAATACGCTCTACATAATTACAAGTTAAGATAAACCTAGTAGTACGCGAAAACGTTTCAATGACATTACGGAGAGAAGCCTGCGCTTGAATAGTAAGAAAATCAGCTTCATCTAAAATGACCACTTTAAGTGGTTTAAAACTAGCTGATGACGCAAACCCCGAAACTTTATCTCTAATTGTTTCAATGCCACGTTCATCCGAGGCATTAATATAAAGATGCTCACAATCAAGATTTTTAACAATAAGTTTTGCAAGAGTTGTTTTTCCCGTTCCGGCAGGTCCATAAAATATTAGATTTTGAATATCATTTTGACCTAGATATTGTTTAATACTTTTTTTAATATGATCATTTCCTACATAATTTTCTAAATTAATAGGACGATACTTTTCTACTAAAAGACTATGATTTTTATTCATACGTGAATATAATAACTTTTATTTAAATAACCAAATTTAAACACCTTGTCTAAACTCTCCATACATACTATATACTTTTGGAGCTTCTTTTTTAACTTCAACTTCTGATGATTGAATAGCATATAATTTACTATTCATAGGATCTAATCTAAAAGCACCATTAAAGTTTGTTTGATGGAAAAATGCTTCTAGAGTATCTGTTAAAGTACTAAAAACTTCTTTAGTTGGATCACCAACTAGAGACCACCTGTCTCCAGGAGGTACTCTAGTAGCGATCAACTCATTATGTTCTACAACCTTTTTATCCATTACATCATTTGCATTTGTGGTTTTGGATCATTTTGTTCAGGATGATCTACAACTACACATTCAGTTAATAAAATAGTTCCTGCAACTGATGCTGCATTAGCAAGTGCGGTGCATGTTACTTTGGTTGGATCAATAATACCATCTTCCCTCATATCAACTACATCGTCTTTTTTAAGATTATACCCTGCCCAGTAATCATTACCAGATTCACATAATCTATTTGCTAACATTTCTGCTTGAGTATTATCATAACCAGCATTTGATAAAATTTGGACAAATGGTTTTCTACATGCTTTTTTTACAATCTGGTATCCTAATGAATTAGTACTTAACCCATTTGAACCATATAATAAAGCTGCTCCACCACCAGGTACAATACCTTTGTCTAATGCTGCTTTGGTTGCATGTAATGCATCATCAACTCTATCTTTCTTTTCTCCAATTTCAGTTTCGGTTAACCCACCTACATGAATAATAGAAACACCACCAATCATTTTTGCTAAACGATTTTGTAAATGTTCAACAATATATGGAGTATCTTCTTTATCAATTTGAGATTGAAGATCATTTACTCTATTATTAATAGCATCTTCTTCACCTTTACCATCTACAATTGTAGTTTGTTCTTTGGTAACAGTAACTGTTCGAGCTTGACCAAACCAATCATAAGAAAATTTATCAAGTTTCATTCCTTTATCTTTATCAAAAACAGTTCCACCTGTTAAAGTAGCAATATCTTCAAGTAATAGCTTTTTTCTGTCTCCAAAATCAGGAGCTTTAACAGCAGCAACTTTAAGAATACCTCTTGCTTTATTAACAATAAGTGTTGCTAAAGCCTCTCCATCAATATCATCAGCAATAATTAGTAATGATTTATTGGCATTTGAAACTCCCTCTAAAATTGGAAGTAATTCTTTAACTTGGGTAAATTTATGATCTGCAATTAAAACATAAGGATCTTCTAGGGTACAGCTCATATCTGAATTATTGGTAACAAAGAAATGTGATTTATAACCTCTATCAAACTGCATTCCTTCCACAGTTTCAAGATAAGTTTCACCTGATTTGCTTTCTTCAATATGAACAACACCTTCTCTACCTACTTTTTCAATAGCAGTAGCAATTAATTTACCTACTTCAACATCATTATTAGCTGATATAGTAGCAATTTGTTGTAATTGTTCTTCGGAAGAAATTTCTTGAGAGATTGATGATTCAATTACACCAATAACCTCTTTAACAGCACCTTCAATTTGTCTTTTAATTTCAACTGCATTTTCTCCATTGTTTAGATGTTTAAGACCTTCTCTAATCAATTCACGAGCTAATAATGTAGAAGTGGTTGTACCATCTCCTGCTTTATCTGCTGTTCTCAATGCAGCTTGTTTTACCATTTGTGCACCTAAGTTTTTAACTAACCCATTTACAGTAATATTTCTAGCTACTGTAACCCCATCTTTAGTATGGGTTGGTTTTTGTACATTATCATAACCTGATTGGTCAATTAATACATTTCTACCATTAGGTCCTAATGTGCAAACTACAGCATCAGCTAATGTATTAATTCCTTCCATTAATTCAGCCCTAGCTTCAGGACCAAAATGAACTTCTTTTTTAAAATCTACTGGCATTTCTTTTTTTTTATTTATTAATTTTTGCTAAAATTTGATTTTCTGGACCTACCCAATATTCTTCACCTTCATAAGGGAGTTTTGTAAATCCTTGTGTTGGTAATACTACAATATCACCTACTTTACTAATGGTTTCAATAAATGAACCCATAAGTGTATTTTGTCCAGGGCCTACAGATATAACTTCACCCATTTGATTTTTATCATTACCCATATCTGGAACAATAATATTACCATGTTGGGTTTCTTCTGCTTCGATAGGTTTTACTATCACAGCATTAAATAATGCTTCTAAATTTTTACTCATAATCCTTTGTAATTTTGTAATTTTCTTAATTCAATTAATAATTCATCCCATCTTTCAACATACTCTTTAATAGTTACATAATGTTCTTTTTCATTATTTAGTTTTTCTTTAGCTATTTTTTGTAAAGCTGCTCCAAAAGAACTATAATGTCCTTGTGGTTTTTCATAATCTTTACCTTCACTACCTTTTTCTAAATATTTTGCTTGAGGAGTAATAACTTCATACACTGTATAACAGTATGAATCTTTACCTATAAAATAGGGTTCTAATAGGGGGTCTGTAATTCTTGCCATATAACTTTTTTATTTTTATTTATAACGTCAATATACGAAAACATATAATATAAACCAACCTAAGGGCGCAATTTAGGTTACTTAATTTTAATTGTTTTTGTTTTGGCTTCTTCAGCTAATGGGATAAAAATATTTAATAATCCATTTTCTAAAGTAGCATCTATTTTTCCCAGATCA